TGTGGTATACTTAGCGCTGGTGTAGCAGCCAAACGACGGATTTTACAAAAGCCGCTTTTCCCGTGCCTTTCGTCGGCACTGCTACCGGGAGAGGCGGCTTTTTTATTGGGGGATTTATGTTAAAGCCACATCAGTTGCTTAATGAAGCAATGGCCGGGAATCTTGCGAGATTCGATGACTGGCATATGAATGATTTTGTTGATGACTACTCATCTATCCTTGCTGAATCAGTCCATTTCAGAATGCCTCCGCCAAGCCAACTGCCTGAAGCGGCGAAAGACATACTTGAAAGCTCAATCTTCCGGCTCCCTTTTGAGCGTGTGATAGTTTCTTTTGATGTAGACCAATCGGAAAACACGCACGGCATAGGCAAAAGCGAAATATTGTGCATATACCATGATATAAGCGATGGAAGCGATGGAAGCGATGTTTGTTTTAGTGGGGAACTTTGCGTAAGGTCTGGTGAACATTTAACTTGGTTCCAAACGCCTGGAGATTTCTTTTCTTTTAGTGAAGGCGGAATATCACCGCCGCAATGCCTGTTTGAAGTTTTTGACGACGGCAGCGAAGAAATGCTATCTCTATCAGCAATGGTCTATTATGGGCTTGCGTGGCTTGCCATGCTTAACTGTCGAAACGTTACGACGGTAAGCCATGAGCCGCCTCACAAACTCAATAAGAAGCGGCTAAAATCAAACAAGTTCCCTGAATACACATGGAAAACGCTTAACATAGACGTTACATCGCCGATAATTCAAGCGCCGAAGAAAGGCGGTGATGCGATGTCAGGGCGCGGCTTGGAGCAAATGCGCAACTCACCAAGAATGCACCTTCGGCGCGGGCATGTAAGGCGTTTGCCTTCCGGCGAGTTTACCTGGGTATCGGATACCGTTGTTGGAAATGCCGCCTCCGGTGCCGTGTTTAAGGACTACTTGGTTAAGTAATGCAAGCCATGTGCTAAACTATCCAAAACCACCACCGGAAGCCAACCATGCTTGACCCCTCCGAACCTTGCCGAAACTACCGCGCCGCCTCCGACGCATGGCAGCTTGACGCTGACCTTTGGGGCGGGCGTGACACGATGCGCGAAGCAGGCGAACGCCGCTTGCCGCCGCTTCCAGCGACTACCCCGGAACGCTGGCGCATCATGCGCAACGGCGCGCGCTATTTGCCGAACTACCCGCAGGCCATACGCGGCACCGCCGGACGCCTGCGCGAATCCGAACCGCACCCGGTGGAAAGCGTCCCGGAACTTTTGCAAGACTGGTTCTGGTCGCAAGACTTCCAAAGCCTGCTATACCTTGCCGACGTTGACGGCATGCGGCGCGGGGCGTCTTATTTCGTGGTTGACGTTGACGCGGAAAACATCCCCGTAGTTGCCAACATCCCCGCCGCCGACATGCTGGAGGCATGGCCGGAGACCGGGCAGGAATTGAAGTATGTGCGCTTTCGCCGCGTTGTGACGGCACCGGAAGGCGCTGACCCCGTGACATGGGTTTACCGCATGCGCACCACGGAAAACCGCACAGAGGTAACGGTCTGGAACGACGCCGCCGGCGGTGAGTTTGCGGAGGTTTCCCGAGAAGAGCAAGACGGCGAATTGCGCGCCGTGCGCTTGCAGTATTCAGAGGAGCCGTATGAACCTTACTTCAGAGACCTTGCCGCGCTCAGCGAGGCGTATTGGCAGAGTTCGGCGTTTCAGGTGCATTCGGAATCCTTCGCGCGCTTCAATCTGCTTTGGGGCGTGGGCTTGCCTGACGAGATGCGCATTGCATCCATCGGCCCTCACGCCCTGCTAAAGCTTGGCGAAGGCGGCACCCTGAATGCCTTGGAAGGCGGCGGCGCAGGCATTGAAGCCGGGAGGCTTGACCTGGAAACCTTGCAGAACCAAATGTCGCAACTTGCCGCGCGCCCGATGCGGTCGGACGGCATCCGCACGGCTACCGAAGTTGGACGCGACTCAACCCAGGAAGACGCGCCCATTCGCCGCCTTGCGGATATGCGCCTTGCGGCATTGCGTGAAATTATGCGCTTTGCGGCGGGATTGCTCGGGATTGCGCAGGAGCTTGGCAATTATGACGTTGCAGGGGAAAACGAGTTTGAAGAAATCGTGCCGGGCAACCAAGACGCGCAACAGCTTTTGAACGCGCTCGCAGTTGGCGCGATTGACGGCGAAACATTCCGACAGGGAATCGTCCGCGCCATTCCTGCGCTTCACGGCGTCGACCCGGCGGATATTGCGGATAGGCTTGAGATTTGACCCCCCAAGACACCCTACACGACGCCTACGTGACGCGACAGCTTGCATTGCTGCGCGTGGCGATTGCGGGCGAAGAAGAGTTTGTACGCATCACCGAAGAAACCCTAGCCGCGATTGAGCAGGATATTATTCAAGGCCGCACCGCAACCATAGACAGCCTTCGCGCGCGGTTCGAGGAAACCACCCGCGCCGCGATTACTGAATACGCCGCCGCGCTTAACGCCGGAGAGCTTGCGCAGGTGCAAGCAGAGTGGACGGCTGGCGCGCTGAATGCCGCGCTTGGAATTGACGTGGCGACCATCGCGCAGAGCGTCGCGGCCCTACTGCGCGCCCCCGATGAAATCGTTATTGCAGGCAGCCCAATCCGCGAATGGTTCGAGACCTACACGGACGACTTAACCAAGGACATCATGCGCCAAGTGCGCCTCGGCATAGCCAACGGCGAAAACATGCGCGAAATTGCCACCCGTATCGGCGGCGGTCGCGACGTTCCCGGCCTGCTCGAAATCAAGCGCACATCGGCGCGCACCATGGCGCGCACGCTTACGATGGGCGTCAGCACTGAAGCGATGATGGCGACTTACCGCGACAACCTGGATATCATCAATGGCTGGATACACACAAGCACCTTGGATTCACGCACGACGCCAACTTGCGCAGTGCGCGACGGCCTTGCATGGGATAAGGAGTTCCAGCCCGTCAACCATAACCAAATCTTTCAGAACCCCCCGCTGCACCCTAACTGCCGCTCGCTCATGTTGCCATGGCTCGGCTCAGCCGAAGACATGCCAGACGCAATCCGGGAGCAACTGAGCGCAACGACTCGCGCAAGCCTTGACGGGCAAGTTCCCGCAAGCAAGACTTTCGCGGAATGGTTGGAAGGCAAGCCGGAAGAGTTCCAACGCAAGTGGTTCGGCGCGGGGCGTTACGAGTTATTCAAGGCCGGGAAAATCACCTTTTCCGACCTAGTGCGCGCGGACGGCAAGCCTTTGACGCTTGCGGATTTGACAAACCCAAACAACAGGCCATAATATGACAGAAGAGCAAACCACCCCGGCAGCGATTGCCGAACCTACCACGCCGAGCGATTCGGCCCCCGCATTGGGTGACGCGGGAAAAGCAGCATTAGCAGAAGAACGGAAGGCCCGGCGCGAAGCCGAGCGCAAGTTAGCTGAAGTGCTGAAAGGCTTAGAGGCCGACGACGCCAAGCGCCAACAGGCGGAACTTGAGCGAACCGGACAAGTCGAAGAGCTTAAAAAACACTTTGAGACCAAGGCCGCCGAACTCGCTAAGCGCGCAGAGGCCGCCGAAGCCGCCGCAATCAAGCTGCACCGGGATAACGCCCTGCGCGCGATTGTTGCGGAACATGTGCGCGGCGATGCGGTCGAGGATGTCATGGCCCTGCACGCTGACCGCTTCAAGTGGAACAACGGCGAACTGCTTGGCGAAACCGGAAGCCCGGCGGACTACTTCGCCGAACTCGTGAAAAGCAAGCCGTTTTGGGCGCGTGAGCAGTCCAAAGGCTATGGAATTGCAGGAAAGCCGACCGGCTCAACCGGCGGCGTACCGACTTACACAGTCGGGGACTTTGACAAGATGTCACCGGCGAAGCAAGCGGAAATCGGCATGCTTGCAGCAGCAGGCAAAGCCAGAATTATTGATTAACTTTTGATTGGAGGCCGACATGGCAAACACCTTAACCGGGTTAATCCCGACTATCTATACCGCATGGGAGAAGGTAAACCGGAATAGCCTCGGTTTAGTGCGTGCCGTGCGGCTCAATCCGTCCACCATGCTCGGCACCAACACCGGCGCGCAGCGTGCCGCAGTTGGGCAAACCATCCGCACGCCGGTTGCCCCGAAGCCGGGCAGTTCTTCGGCATTCACCCCCGGCATGGCTTTCCCGTCCGCAAGCTATGAAACCATATCTTACCGTGATATGACCATCAGCAAATCTCAACACCATTCTATTTCCTGGCAGGGTGAGGAGTGGTCTTCGATTAACCAGCCAGAAGGCAGCGGCGGCGCTTCCATCTTTGAGCAGCAATTGCAACACCGTATTCATTCTTTGATTGACGAAGTTGAAGCAGATTTGGCAGGGCTGCACGTTTACGCAAGCCGCGCTTATGGCAGCGCAGGCACCACGCCCTTTGCAACCGCCGACGACCTGACCGATTTTGCGGAAACCCGCCGCATTCTGAAGGATAACGGATGCCCGCAAACTGACCTGCACATGGTTTTGAACTCCGCAGCCATTGCGAAACTTCAAGGCAAGCAGAGCGGGCTGTTCCACGTCAACGAATCCGGCGACGGCGGCGCGCTGCTTCGTCAAGGCAGTATCGGCGCAATCAATGGCATGCAAATCCACGAAAGCGCGCAGATTCTCACCAGCACCGCAGGCACCGGCGCATCCGCGACCACCAACGCCGCCGGGTACGCAATCGGCGCGACTACCATCACCCTCGCATCGGCAGGCACCGGCACCATCGTCGCGGGCGACGTGATTACCTTTGCAGGCGATACCAATAAATACGTCGTCAAGACCGGCGATGCCGACGTCAGCAACGGCGGCACCATCGTGCTCGCGGAACCGGGCTTGCGCAAAGCCATTGCCGCAAGCGCGACCAATATCACCGTTGTTGCTGCTGCCGCGCGCAATATGGCTTTCGACCGTGATGCAATCGTGTTGTTGACCCGCGCACCGGCCATGCCGGAAGATGGCGACATGGCCGCAAGTTCGCGCATTGTGACTGACCCGGTTAGCGGCATTTCCATTGATTTCCGGCTCTACAAGGGGCGCGGTATGAATGTCCTTGAGCTGCACTTAGCCTGGGGTTACGCTGTAATCAAGCCGGATAACTTGGCGCTTTTGCTGGGCTAATCACTCATGAGTGATTCAGTCCCCACCATCAAAATAGTGCGGCCTGACCTGCCGGGCGGAATCCTGATTATCAACGAATCGGATTTTGACCCGGCAACCATGACCAAGGCCGAAGACCAACCGCAACCCGCGCCGAAGGGCAAGAAGAAATGAAACAGAACGCCGCGCCAATGAAAAACGCCTTACTGGGCTTTTTGCTTGCTTTGTTTTTTGTTGGCGCGGATGTTCGCGCCGCCGTTGTCACGATTGGCGATATTGACGGGCATACCGCCGTTGTTGACACGTTCGGACAATTAACCGTCGCGGGCGTTGTCCCGGATGTGGCGGTTAGTTTTGATTCCCAGCTAAACACCACCTACGACGTAAATACCGCTGTAACAGGCGATGGTGCCGCAACGCTCAACACGCAAACGGCGCAAGTCGCAAGCACCACTGGCACCGCGCGCATTGAATCCAAGGCCCGCATCCGTTACCGCCCGGGCTACGGCGGTATCATCCGATTTACCGCAAGTTTCAGCGGCGCGGGCACCGGACTTGCGGGCGGGTTCACCGCCGATACCGGCTTTTTCGTCAAGCGCGCGGCTAATGTTTCGTCGTTCTGCTACCGCAACGGCGCGACCGATACATGCGAACCGATACCGGACGAAACGTCGGATGGATTCCGCACCGCCGCAATCAACTGGGCAAAGCTGAATATTTTCGAGATTCAGTTCGGTTACCTTGGCGTGGCTAATCCCGAACTCAACATCTATACGGACATGGGCCGTGTCAGCATCGCCGAAATTGACACAATCAACCGGCTAACATCGCCTCATATCGCATCACCCAATTTCCCGGTCGCGATTTACGCAAGCGGCGCGATGACCGTGCGCAGCGCATCCTGGCAGGGCGGCACCGTGGGGCCTGAGATTGTCGCGGGCGATGGGGGAAGGCCGTTTCATTTCAGCGGCACGAAAACGCTTAGCGCCGCAACCCTCGCCACTGTCGCTAATTTCAAACTTGACGCAACCCGCAGCGCCGCCGTAGGCAACTACGAAGCGCGGCTAGTGCAATTTGAATTTCATGTTGACTCGCCAAGCGGCAACAACGTCGGGACGGTGCAATTCCGCATCTACAAAAACGCCACGCTCGCGGGCGTTGCGTCATATTCCGCCGTTTCAGACGGTCATAGCATTGTCGAGTATGACACCACCGCGACATATTCAAGCGGCGGCATTGCGGCTATTACTTCCCACGTCGGATGGGCAGGCTCAGGCCGCTCAGGCAATGCGCAGGGTAAGCTGGAAGACGCTTCAAAACTTGGGCTTGTCGGATATCCGGGCGATATTTTTACGATTACCGCGCAAAACGTCGGAACTGGTACGGATAACGTCGTTACCCGCGTAAGCTTCAACTGGGAAGAACGTTAGCATGAGCGAGCCGCGCGCATCCTACGACGACACCGGGCGTTTTCGCGTTATCGAGGGAACGCTTACCGAAATCAAGGAGTTGCAACGGGAGAACGCGCGGCGGCTTGGCGAGATTGAAAAAGTGCTAGTCAAGCAAGAGGAACACAGCCGCGCGCTTGAACGCGCCTTTGGCGAAATTGAGAAAATCAAAGCCGAATACGAAGCCGAACGCCGCGACCGCGCCGAACAGGTGCTTAAGCTCGCCGTTTTTGAATCGCGCGTTAAGCAAACTTGGTTAGTCGCGTCCGTTTTTTGGGTTATGTTCGGCGGCGCTGTTAGCTGGTTTGCCGGTTCAACTTACGAAGAAGTTTCGGAGGCGCTTAAGCTTGTGTCGCAACATGACCGGCTCATAAGCGAATTTTTCAACGCGGGGCAGCCATGAACATCCCAGACTTGCTAGGCATCCCGACCGGGCCGGACGTGACCTATCTCCCGCTCATCCTGGCTGGCTGGCTGATTGTTTCAACGCTTGGATTAAGCATTGTTTCCGTGTTTTTGCGCGGGGCAAAGTGGGGCGGCGATGAATAACACGCCACCCCGCGCCTACGGCCTTGACGTGACGCCGCGCAAATCAGCCATGCGTGCGCTTGGCGAGCTTGATGACGCGATAGGCGTCGCGCTCATGTACCTGCGCGCGGTTGACGGTTCCGCCGAAGACTTGCAGGAATTGAAAGACATGCGCGCCAAGGTTGCGGCGATGCAAACAAAACTCGCACGGGGTAAATAATGGACATCCTGCAACGTGTTTTCGACTGGAACGAACAGCGCAACAATACCACCTATGACAGAACGCTCGAAGTAAAAATGCTAATCGAAGAGCTTCAGGAATACGTTGAAGCTGCGGACGAAGTGCAGGAGCTTGACGCGATAGCCGACTTGCTTTTTGTTGCTGCGGGAACGCTGTTCAAATTCTCGGAAAAGCACGGCATAGACCCCGTGCGAGCGCTTGAAATAGTCTGCAACGCCAACGACGCCAAGGGAACGGACAAAGACAGCCACGGCAAAATACGCAAGCCGAATTGGTTTTCAAAGCCCGACGCGCCGGGCGGCCCTCTGGAACAACTCTTGCGCGCCGCCGCTTTGGACAAGCTGACCGCGCAAGCGCAACAGGCAGGCGGCTATGAATGACGCCACCCGCCGCGCCGTTGTGTTGCTTGAGGCCGCCGAAGACGCCATGCGCGAAGCGGCGGAAGCCTTGCGCCAACTTGGCGACGAAGGCGAACTACACGCTGACCAAATGACCGGCGCGGCCAATATCGCCGCGCAGTGGATTGAACATCTCAGGAGCGTTAAGGATGAAAGTTAATTGGCTTGCCTTTGGGGCGTTTCTCTTGGAAGTCGTTGCCGCCGGGCGCGAATGGTTCGCCGATGCCAACAAAGACGGCACCATAGACGCGGCGGAGGTTTCCGCCTTTGTGGACGTTGTGCAGGAAATCGCAACCAGGCACTTTAAGCAATGAGCCTGACACTGGAAAGCGGCGCGGGCGTCGCGGGGGCCGATACTTACATCAGCCTTGCAGACGCGGACGCCTACCACGCCGCGCGCGGGAATACCGCATGGGCAGCGGCAACCCAGGCAAACCGGGAGATAGCCTTGCGCAACGCTTGCGCATACTTGGACGCAACTTACCGTTTCAAGGGAACCAAGTATGCCAAGACCAACCCGCTCGCATGGCCGCGCTATGGCGTGACGGACTGTGACGGCTACGAGGTTGACGGCGATGAAATCCCGGATGGCTTGAAGAAAGCGCAAGCGGAATTGGCCTTGCGCGCTTTGGCCGGCGCGCTTGTCACTGACACCGCCGCAACGGCATACGTCAAGCGCGAGAAAATTGACGTTTTGGAGGTTGAGTACTTCGGCGGACAATCCCGGCAATCCGTGTACGTTTTCGCAGACCGATTGCTTGAGTGCTATATCAACGGCAAAGCAGGCAGCGGATTCGTGGAATTGAGCCTTGGCTAGTTTCGATTATTCGGCAAGCGTCGCCACTGCAAAGCGGCTAATTGAACGCTTCGGCGAACAAATCCGCCTGGAAATCCCGACCACGGCGGGCGAAGGCTACGCGCCCACGGTCACATGGTACAGCACCACCATCAACGCCGTGCGCCGTCAATACGGCTCGGGCCAAATTGA